CTAACAAATCTTGTTGTACAAATTGTTCTTTAGTTAGGCCCATTTTTCTAGGAGATTTTCCTTTATTGTTAAAATTAAAGGGAGGTTCCTGGTTGTTATGGAGTTGTTTATACATGTTAATATATCTACTCTCTTGGGGTACTGAATCAACAATTTCGTCCTGTACTAATTTATCTTGGAATAAGTATTCTCTATAGATTGGAGGAGTAATTAAGGTATATAGTTCTATAGGGTTATTTTCTTTTAATAAAGTAAGAATTGTGGGTTGCATCTTAGAATCATGAGCCCCAGCTGTACCTTTGTTCCCATTAGCTGTTGCTCTTACTCTACTTTCCAACCCTCCTAATCCATCTGTACTTCCTATTTTAAGTATTTCTTTAGTAGTTTTAGAAACATAAAAATATACTACAAAATTTCTAGTTTTAATTAAATCATTTTTTTCAATAAACTCCCACTTCCAAGTAGTAGTATCAACCTGGAAGGCGTTAGCTACTAATTGGGGAGTAGGGGAATGTATATCTGTAATTAACATTAGGCTTGGTTTAAGATTCCTTGAACATATTCTCGTACAACTGGCCAATCGACAGGTCCTGATTCATCAGCATATTGTACTGGATCAGGTCTTCCCAGTTTGATAAAAGCTTCAACCCTTTCCACTGATGAAGCAGATTTATAATCGCTGTACCAAGTACCATCAATATTAATGGGCTTGTAACTAGTATTTGTGAGGCTATAAACGTTGTCGAAGTCAAGTCCCAATTGTCCCACGCAAAGAAGTCCGTCATTGAGTATATCAAACTTATCCCCTGACAAGTAAGGGGTATAATAGTGAACGCGCTCAGAGTCCCAATTACCTTCCAAAAAGGCAATATAATCAGCGTCCCTGAATTTTTGTCTACAATCAGGGTAAATTGCGTGATCACCTGCGTGAATACCCATAGCGATATGAACCTCTGTATCTTTTTCATTTGCAATGCTTAATGCGACAGCCTGGATAATTGATGAGAATATTTTGTTGCGGTTTGGTACAACTGTTTCCTTCATGTTTTCTTGTTCATAGTGTCCTTCAGGTACTTCATCTCCACCTTCTACAAGGGCACTATTAAGCATAGGAGCAAGGCCGTCTAGTTTAATTACTCCATACTTTACATCTTGTCCGTTATCATTTAGATAATTGACTAATGATTGGGCTCGTTCAAGTTCAACTCGGTGTTTTTGTCCGTAATCAAAAGACAGTGCTGTCACTTCATAGCCATTGGCGAGTAGATGAAGCAACAATGTGGAGCTGTCCATACCTCCACTTAGTGACAATACTGCTTGTTTTTTCATTTTATGTTATTAATTATTTTAAAGGTCTCTGTATTCCATTCTATTGTTTCATAGACACCTGAATCGAAATCGGCATCTATAACTTGGTCAATCTTGGTTGTAGGTTTTTTATCTAACCCCCAGTGCTCATAAGTAGTTCCATCAAATGCTGCCATAATTGGGTTAGATGTATCTATAGTTTTAATTTGTTTAATCTCATTATAATATAAGAACTCTTGTGGGAGAGAACAACCTAAAAGGTGAATTTCGTCTGTTTCTCCTATAAGTCCCAAATCAATCATTTTGCTAATTACCAATTGACGTCCCATAGCTTTTCCAATGTCTTTATTGGGATGTGGGAACATTTGGTTATAGTAGCTAGCTCCATAGCTAAACGCAATCTTGGTGTACCCAAGCCACTTGTATGTCTGGTAGCATTTAACGATTTCACCAAATGTTTTTCCTTGCACTACAGCTACTTTTCTAACTCTCTCTGGGAGTTCAATGAAGCTCCATTCTTTAGCATTGCGCATAGATTTGATAGCGTCTTCCCATTCATCAGGTACAATGAATTCGTCTGGTTTGATATCTTCAATTATTGAGAGCAGTCTACCTTTTGAATATGGAACTCCAAGTTCGTGGAGTGAATTGTCCATTACCACATACCTACCTTTGTATGTTTTGAAGAATTCTCTGTATTCAGTATATTCATCATAAAGGTGAGGGAGTAGGTAATCGTAATCGTTAAATTTAAGGCTAGCCTCTAAATAGGCAATTGGTACTTCGTGTGATACTTTCATTAAAATGGTGCGTTTGGGTCGTTTACTTTGATTTTAGGTGGTCTACCTCTACGAGGTTTATTGGTTACTACATTGTATTTGGGATATCTTAATTCGCAGTGAATATAAAACTCTTTTACATCACCATCAAACATATCTAATTCTCTCTCATAATCTTCTTGTGTCATTTGGAATGTAGCAAGGAAATCCTTTTGCAATTGGGCAAGATTTTCTTCCTCATGCTTTTCGTGGTCCTTAACAAGGCGATGGTAGCGGGCAATATCCATTCGAGTTTCATCAATCACACGGCGTCTATCACCTGCAAATTGCTGTTCTTTCTGTTGAATTTCCCACTCACAATATTTGATTTGCCAGAAGTATGGGCTTGAATCATAATCGCCATTTACAATCTTATCCCACAAGGGTTGATATTTGTGGAGTGTTGGGTTTTTAGGAGACCACCTTCTCCACCAAAAGAACTGATTGTAGTTGAGTGGTTTCAACTTGGACAAATTCTTTTCTATAACCTCAATTGAATGATTCATATGGTAAATATAAAAAGAGGTTTGGCAAAAGCCAAACCTCCTTTAAATAAATTAAAATAAAAGTTAATGTTTATGTCTGTCTACCTTGCCTAAGATTTTATTTAACACTTCTCCGGGTACAAAACCCAATAATGAAGCATTTTTAAGGATACTAGTGATTTGGAATAAAAGAAAAGGGATTACTATAGTTTCGCTTAACCAGAATGTTTCTGGGAAGCCTATTTCAACACTTAATAGTGCTGTTAGAAGCATAATCCAAAAGAAGAGAGATTTAAGAACCTTCAATGCTTTGAAAGTCTTAAATCCCTCACGTTTTGTTCCGGCCCACATACCGAAAAATCCATCTACAAATAGAACTGATACGAGTGCTAAGTATTGCTCTACGTTATCTAAAGTTAGGTTTGCAAAGTAAGAACAAATAAAAGTAACAGTTGTAGAGACGGATAAAAGAAGTATTGTTAAAATGTTTGTTTTCATGTAGATAATAAAGTTAGAGAGTTTCGATTTCCCGATTGAAATAACCTTATTATCCACACCCTTCATCTTAAATATACTTTTACGCCTCAGCGTTGTTTTCTTCTACAACTTCTTCCTCAGCAGCAGTGTTTTTGTCAACGATAGACCAAACACCACCTACTAGAGTCAATACTGCTCCAGACAATTCTTGAAGCACACTTTCATCGATTAGTCCTTTGGTGATTAAGAGACCACCTAAAAAAGTTAAAGTGTGTCTAATAATACCTAATACTTGTTCTTTTTTCATGATATATTGTTTTTGGTTATTTATAAATATTTACATCTTTATCAAGGTGTCTGGGAGGAATTTGATGAATTCTAGTCCATCGATTTTTCTACCAGGATCACCTTCATCAGATCGCAACATTGTTTTCTTGAAAAATTCAAGAGTTTTTTCAGGACTTTCCATAGGGATGAATTTTATAGTGATAAAGTGTTCTTCCTTTCCGTCTGTCCTGTTTTTGTTTTTTTCATCGTAGGATTCAGGAGTAATATTGTTTACAATAGTTACTTTCCTTGTAGCTCTTATCTCGTCAATAATTTCAGTTACATTAACTTCTCTTTTTGTAACCAAATAAGCTGTTACCCTATGAATGGGTAAAGCTTCCATTATCAAATCCTTTATATTACGAGGCATACCAATAAATATTAGGGGGAGTCAGAAAGACTCCCCTATATTTTATCCATCACAACTTAAACATTCAGACGTTCTTGAACCAAGATCTCCTTTAATTACAGAGTCTGTACGGAGGTAGTAAAGTGTTTTTACTCCCAATTTCCAAGCTTCAATGTGGCACTGGTTGATCCATTTTGGTGAGTCAGTTGGGTCAAATGAAAGATTGAGTGATTGGGTTTGGTCAATATACTTTTGTCTGATTGCCGCCTGGCGAACCAATTCAAGCTGATTTACTTCGCTGAATGTAAGGAAAATTTCCTTCTCGTTTTCGGTAAGCACATCAGTTGGCAAGTTTTGTACTGAACCATTGTCTGCAAGAATTTGGTCCCAAACAGCATCTGTATTTTTACCTTTTTCTTCAAGCAAAGCCTCTAATGTAGCATTCTTTACAATAAAGGTACCTTTAGCTCCATTGAAGGTATAAATGTTTGCTGGGATTGGTTCAATTCCGGCTGAGCATCCATTTAAGCGTGAGTTGGATACTGTAGGTGCAATTGCGAGCAGGTGGGTATTTCTCATACCTGTACCTTTACACCAAATAGGTTCACCATACTCTACAGCCAATTGGCGGGAAGTAGCCTCAGCTTTCTGCCTGATTGAACTAAATATGGTATGCGTCCAAGCTGTGGATGAAATTGAGTTAAACGGCAAATTCTTTTGTTGTAGGAATGTGTGCCACCCCATTACTCCCAAACCAAGTGCTCTACCTTTTTTGGCGTGTCTCCAAGTGCGGATAAGGGATTCTTTACCAGCACTCTTGTCAATGAATTCTTGCATTACACCATCCAAGAAACGGATTGCTATTTCTACAACATCTGTGTCTTTCCACTCATCATATTTAGCTAAGTTAAGGGAGGACAAGCAGCAAATAAATGAGTGTTCCTCGTCTGTGTGGAGTGTGATTTCAGTGCAAATGTTAGTCATACTCACATCAAGGTTATTCATAGCGTATGCTAGTGGATTGTCTTTGTTGACATTGTCCTTAAACATGATGTATGGTTCGCCTGTTTCAACTCTTGTTTTGAGTATCTC